TGGAGGGGCCACACCGCTACAAGCGTACGTAAAGTTCTTAACAGGACGCAATACACGCGCAGTGGATGTGATAACTCAAATCTATTTTGACGCGCAGAGTAGCGTGCCAAAACTCTTCTTCAGGCCACGTAGACCTGTTGCAGGAGACGAAGCCGAGACCGTTGAAGGTATGGTTAACCATGCTGATACGCTCAGAGCTATAGCGTACCAACCGTTTGAGGTTGATATGCCTTCAACATCACCGTTTTCAGAAGAAGACGGGTTTAGTATAGAAACTAACTAGGAGAACTAAAAATGGCTGATGCCAACACACCCTATATTATCCGTGGCGTAGAAGCGCTATATCCACGCCTAAACTCACCCTACCGTTTCGATCAGACTGCAGGTACACGTGGCAAGAGCGTACCATGTGACCCTCTGGACGAGGGCGCAAAATACGAAGTTCAGTTTCGTATGAGTGCAGAACAAGCGAAAACTTTGTTCAAGTCTATGATGGAAGCCTATGTAGCGAAGCGAGAACAAAGCTGGCCCGAAAAGATTACTATGCCGTTTACAAAAGAAGAGGACGGTACTTTCACAGGGAAAGCCGCTCTAAAAGGCGCGTACGGTAAGCAGGTTACCAACAAACCAAAACAGTATGACGCCAAAAACAAAGAGTTGGCGGAAGACTTCCAGCTTACTACGGGCAGCACTGTTAACATTCAGGTGGTGTTCGTGCCTTACAACATGAGAGACACAGGTGTATCCTTACGTCTACGTGCGGTGCAGGTTATTAAATACAAACCACGTGAAGCTTACTCGCCGTTCGATGTCGAAGATGGTTTCACTATCGAAGACGATACTGAGGTTACTGGGTTTGAGTTGCCTGCAGACGAACCTGAAGAGATTGCTGAGCCTGTCAAGGCAGAGCGCAAGAAAGCTAAGCCAAAACCAAAAGAAGAAGTAGAACTAGATGATATTTTAGCCGAGTTTGACGACTAAGTATTTCGTAGCCGTGATGGTGTTGCCCGTTGGGTATGCAGCATCACGGCTTCTTTATCTCTAGCGAAAGCTGCAATCATGGACACAAAAAGTTTTTTAGGGAGCGTACTAAGCGACGAGGGTTATTATTGCCTGTTCGTCGCCAATGCTGCCGAAGACCACCGACAGCAGAAATTCTACACTTCGATAGACACTTTGCAGGACGCGGCAATCAAGTATGACGAGGGCGGGTACGACGTATATTTCGCACTAGCCACGTTTACACAGAATAATTCACGTAAACAAGACAACGTGAACTCGCTACGGTCCTTCTTTCTTGATTTGGATTGCGGGCCAAGCAAAGACTACGCAGACCAGAAGACAGCTATAGCAGATGTACGTAAGTTCTGCACGGCGTTGTCACTGCCTACTCCTGCTATGGTAAACTCTGGTAGAGGAGTACATGTATATTGGCCGCTAATCGAGGCCGTGCCACGGAGACAGTGGACGCGAGTTGCTGAAACATTGAAGCAGCGGTGCGCCGAATATAAACTGCGGGCCGATGCAGGAGTGACTGCGGATTCTTCGCGGGTACTACGTTTCCCTGACACGCACAACTACAAACAAGATCCGCCGTTAGAGGTGAAGTCGTACGGTGTCGATCTACCAAAGGCCACGTCATTCGCTGAGTTTGCTAGCCTGCTGCATGGCAAGCCTGTGGAGATATCTGAAGCTCCAGAGGAGGTTGCAGGGGTAGAGGCACCTGTTGCGTTGTTCGACAAGTTGGCGAGTAACAAACAATGGTCTTTCAAAGACATACTAACAAAAACGGCTGACGGGCGTGGGTGTGAACAGATACGCAGGTACTTAGAAGACCGCAACTCTGCATCCGAACCTTTGTGGCGGGGTATACTAGCAACGTTGAAAAACTGTGGCGATGGTTCTTTGAAGATCGCACATAGTATATCTCGTGGGTACGAAGGTTACACCGAAGAAGAGACAACGAATAAGTGGCACGCCTTAGAAGCGGACCGCGCTTACCGATGCTCCACGTTTGACGAGGCTACCCCAGACGTGTGTGTAAACTGCATACATCAGGGCAAAATACGAAAGCCTCTTGATCTTGGCGAGCGCGTTGCCGAGGCCGAAGAAGAGGAAGAGATTGAAGCGCCAGACCCGCAAGGCAAAACGCTTACAATACCAACATACCCTAAACCTTATTTTCGTGGTCGAAACGGTGGTGTGTATATACGATCTACTGTGGATGGGGAGGTGAACGAAGAGTGCCTTTACCACCACGATCTTTACGTTACGCGGTTACTGCACGATGCTTCCCTTGGAGGCTACGTGGTCGTGTTTAACCTACATCTTCCGCACGATGGTGTGCGGGAGTTTACTATCCCCATGGCGTCAATAACTTCAAAAGAAGAGTTTAGAAAAGCCGTAGCAACTAATGGTGTAACAGCGTGGGGCGGTACTTTGGAGAAGCTAATGCGATATACAACTAGATGGATTGATGAGTTACAGATGGCTAATGCAGCAGATGAAGCGCACCTACAGTTTGGGTGGACCAACAAAGCTATGAAAGAGTTTGTCTTAGGTGACACACTCGTGCGCGGTACGGACGTAGATTACAACCCCCCGTCGAAGAAGACAGCAGGACTGTTCCCTGCGTTTGTGCCAGAAGGCACACAGGAAGAGTTTTTGGACTGTTTGAAATTCTATAACCGCCCGCGCTTTGAACTGCACCAATTTGTTATCGGCACAGGGTTCGGCTCAATCTTGATGCCGCTCACGGGTCAGAACTGTATGGGCCTGCATCTGTTCGGTGGGTCGGGTGTTGGTAAGACAACCGCTATGCGTGCAGCCTTGGGTATATTCGGCAACCCCGAAGAACTAATGAACCACCACAAAGACACAACAAACTCTCGCATGAACAGGGCGGAGGTAATGAAGAACGTACCACTGTCTTCTGACGAGATGACGAACATCACCCCAGACTTCGCATCTTCTTACGTGTACGAGTTGTCAGGCGGTCGGCAGAAGAACCGTATGTCCAGCAACGGTAACACAGAGCGGTTCAGGGGTGACCCATGGCAACTGATCGCTGTGAGTTCGGCTAACTCCAGTATCTGGCAAATCCTGAGCCGAGACAAAGAGTTCCCAGAAGCAGAGATGCTACGCATGTTGGAGATATCTGTAGATAAGTCATTGAAAGATCCGTCGTTGAAGGCAGAGACAGACGCACTGTTTGAGCGGATAACAAAGAACTACGGGTGGATTGCGATACGTTACATTCAATACATTATAAACCATAGAAGGCAGGTAGAGGAGTGGTTAACTGAGTTACGCCGTAACTTGGACAAGAGTGCAGGTCTGGCACAGGAGCACAGGTTCTGGTCTGCAGGGTGCGCCGCGTCTCTTACAGGTTTATACATTGCGAAGAAGCTAGGGTTTATAGATTGGGATCTAAAGCAGGTTCGCAAGTGGTTAGTTGCACTACTTATATCCCGTAAGAACCATCTGCAGGACGCAACCGCCTCCGTGCACGAGACTTTGAACAATTATGTGTTTGAGAACCATGCGTCTATCCTGCAGATCCGCGGGAGTTACGACATGCGCACAGCCAATAACAACGGTCTTGACGAGCTTGTTATACCCGAAGCGTCTCCTCGCGGTGAATGGGTGGGCCGATACGAAACCGATACAAAGAAGCTGTACCTATTACCTAAGCCGCTGAAGAAGTGGTGCACGAACCAGCAGGTACTGTACGAACACTTCATACGTGACCTGCAAGACGAGATGGGTGCGAAGCGTGTATCGATACGTTTAGGCAAAGGTACACATCTAAACCTACCTGCAGCGCGTACGATATCAGTAGACTTCCATGATATGAAGGACGACGGCAGTGCGGAGAGTTCTTAAAGTCGGTGATCTGAACCCTGACGGTGTAGTTATAACCGTGGCATGGAACGATATGCGGGTAGGTCATTCCATTTTTGTGCCCTGCATCAACACGGAAAAGTGTAAAGAACAGCTAAAATCTATAGCAAAATTAAAAAAATGGTCTTTTTTGATTAAAATTCGCGTAGAAGATGGTAAATTAGGGTTACGCCTGTGGAGAACAGTGTGATAGACTATATGTGACAACTCGACATATAGGTTGTTCTCCTCCCTATACCCCCTACTATATGTAGGGGGTTTTTTTATTGGATCTGAGTATCGTACTCTTTCAGGCTAGCCCGCATGAACGGAGTATAGGTAATACCGCCCGCCATATCCCCCGTAGTGCGCTGGAAAGACTTGCGGGACTTAGCCACAGTGCTGTTTCTACCTGCAGTCGTGATGACAGACTTACGTGCAGTTTTCGGTAAGCGTTTATTAAACTCACGGATTTTCTTCATAGCATCGCGCATTCCGTCAATATCACCCTCACGACGTGCGATATTTAGTTTGCGTAGCAGGCGCTGGCGTTTAGAATTTATAGCGTTTTGTTTACGACGCTCGTTGTTGTTAATCTTACGGATCTCCGCCAAAGGCACATCCTCTGTCTGCGGCGTGAACCCTAATGCTTGAGTTATTAGATTAGCAGAATTAAGATCACCTACAATGGGGTCACCCCGACGTGTCTGTACACCTTCTTCTCCGTACCGTTCTGCTTTAATAAAATTACGCACCGCTACAGGCATCATATTCTCTACTCCACGACGATACTCACCCTGCATAATGTCGTCGCGTATCGCTCTGCTTGTAGATAGGTACACACCGAGCGCTGGACCGCCAAGTTGTTCTGCTAGTGTCCATAGAGGATCTTGATCTTTTTCA